ATACGAGGGAGAAGACCCAGGCCCGTACTGGCATGACCAGATTGAGACCGCTATCAAGATATTTGATAAGTGGGAAAAGCGCGGTCAAAAGGTTGTCAAACGCTATCGGGACGAGCGTGATGCGATAGAGATGCCAAGGATGAAGTTCAACATCCTGTGGTCAAACATCCAAGTCCTGTTTCCTGCCCTGTACGGCAGACAAGCCAAGCCCGAAGTCTCACGCCGCTACATGGATCAAGACCCTGTTGGTCGGCTGGCTTCCACGATGCTCGAGCGCGTCATGGAATACGAGACCACCCAATTTGGCGACTTTGACTCAGCGATGCGTGGAGTGGTGGAAGACCGACTACTGCCAGGCCGAGGCACAGCTTGGATTCGTTACGAGCCTGTCATTGTGAATGAGCGCCCCGAGGGGGAAGAGACAGAAGAAGCGCAGGTCTATGACACGGTGGAAGAGCCCACCGAGCGCATTGACGCAGCCCACTCGCCCATTGATTACGTCCACTGGTCGGACTTCTTGCATTCACCAGCTCGAACATGGGATGAGGTCTGGTGGGTGGCTCGCGCTGTCTACATGACCAAGGATGAGGGCATTGAGCGCTTTGGTGACGTATTTAAAAACGTCAGCCTGACCAGCTCAAACACCGACATGGATGGCAAGAATCCATTGACCGCCAAGATGACCTACGACAAAAAGGCGATGGTCTATGAAATTTGGAACAAACGCAACGGTAAGGTTTGTTGGATTGCCAAAGGTTATCCACAGGCGCTGGACGAGCGTGATGACCCGCTAGAGCTGGATGAGTTCTTTCCATGTCCAAAGCCATTGCTGGCAACCACCACCACAGGGACAATGATCCCTGTCCCTGATTACTGTGAATATGAAGATCAAGCGCAAGAGCTAGACAACTTAACCCAACGCATTTACCTGCTGACCAAAGCCTGTAAAGCGGTGGGTGTGTTTAACGCCGAGTTCAAAGAGCTGGCGCGGATGTTCAGCGAGGGCGTGGACAACAAGCTATTCCCTGTGACCGCATGGGCGGCAATGTCGGAAAAAGGCGGCTTGAAGGGCGCTATCGACATGATGGACACCTCGCAGATCATTGTGACCTTGCGAGAGCTGTATGCGGCCCGAGAACAGGTCAAGCAGTCGATCTACGAGATCATGGGCATATCGGACATCTTGCGTGGATCGTCCAAAGCGCAGGAAACTCTTGGCGCACAACAGCTCAAGGCCAACTTTGGCAGCTTGCGGTTGCGTAGCGCACAGGGCGATGTGGCTAAGTTTGCCACCGACATTTTCAAGCTCAAAGCGCAGATTATTTGCAAGTTCTACCCACCTGAGTTGATTGTTGAGATGTCAGGTGTGATGAACACGCCAGATGGTCAAGACCCACAAAAGTTGCAAGCGGCATTGCAAATGCTGTCCAACAGCACCATCCGCGACTTCCACATTGCGGTTGAGGCTGACAGCTTGGCCCAGATTGATGAGCAGGCAGAGAAACAAGGCGCACAAGAAGCCATCCAAGCAATTGGTTTGTTCTTGCGTGAGGCAATCCCCATGATTACCCAAGCGCCTGAGACCCTGCCAATGGCCTCTGAAATGCTGTTGTTCTTGGTTCGCAGGTTCAGAGCTGGACGAGGGTTGGAGAGCGCAGTAGAAAGGGCGATGAAAGCCCTGCAAGACAAGGCAGACGCTGCATCACAGCAACAGCCTGGCCCACCGCCCGAAATGCTTCAAATGCAAGCCGATCAACAGGCAGAGCAGATGCGGATGCAGGCGCAGGCTCAGACTGAACAAATGAAGATGCAAGCCCAAGCCCAGATTGAGCAGGGTAAAGCACAGCTTGAGATGCAGATGCACCAAGCAAAAACGCAGGCAGAAATGCAATTGGCTCAGATGAAAGCTGAGTTTGAGACTGCCAAACAGAACAATGAACTTCAAATTAAAGCTAGAGAGATGGCGGGAAGGGAAGAATATGAGCGATGGAAAGCAGAACTTGATGCAGCAACTAAGATCATGGTGGCAAGGATTGGCAGCAACCCTGGTGTCGATTTACCAGTCATTGAAGCAGCGTCTTCGCAAATAACCAACGAGCTGGGTGCGCCGATTGTGGATGCGGTCAACAAGATGGTTGAGATGCACGATCAGATGGCTAATATGCACGGTCAGACTATGCAAAACATTGGCGAGGCCATCAAGAAACTTGGTGCGCCCAAGCGGGTGGTCAGGGGTGCTGATGGCATGGTGATCGGGGTGGAGGCTGTCCAATGAGCTTAGTTCTTGCCGATAGAGTTCGGGAGACAACCCAAACGACTGGAACTGGAACTCTGACCCTTGATGGTGCGGTGCAAGGGTTTCAGCCGTTTAGCGTCATTGGCAACAACAACACGACCTATTACACGATCAACCGTGGATCGGAATGGGAAGTTGGGATTGGGACGTATTACGGTGGAACGCTGTCTAGAGACACGGTTTATGCGTCATCTAACGGCACATTTAAGGTTAATTTTAGCGCAGGCTCAAAAGACGTATTTGTCACTTATCCTGCGGAAAAGTCAGTTAATCAAGATGAAAACAATCGGGTATTGATTCCTTACACAAGTGGCACAACCAATGTTGGATCGTTGAATGTAGGTAATGCCACTGCACACACCGATTCGGGCGTGATTGCGGGTTTTACCGCAAGCGAACCGTTATATCTATACACAAGCCTGCAAAACACAAGCGCCAGCAACACCAGTTATGCAAGTTACGCGGTCAATGATGGTGGACATACTGCCTATGGTGAATTGGGAATAAATAACGCTAATTACAGTTATTTGGCTGCGGGGTTTCCTAATAATGGGTTTTCTACGCCATTGGCAACTTTTGTGCAATCCTTTGGTGGCCCATTAGTTTTAGGGTCATGGGATAGCCAAAAAATCAGTTTTATTGTTAACGGCGCTGTGAATACCGCAAACGCAATGACAATTGAAACCACAGGCGCAGTAACAATTCCAACAGCGGCAGTCACTGGCGGTGCAATCAATGGAGCAACAATAGGTGCAACTACCCCTGCGGCTGGTACTTTTACCACGCTGATTGGTGGTGGCGATTCTGCCAACTATGGTCAGCTTACAGGTGGTGCAACAACCAAAGCAGTTGAGTTCAAAACCCTTGGTAGCGATACAAATATTTCACTGGTGTTGGACAGCAAAGGCACAGGCGCTATTGATTTAGCGGCTGGTACTTCAGGGATAAATATTTCAAACGGTAATACTGTTACTGCTGTAACAAGAACAGCCGCAGGCACAGGATACACAGGCACAGTTACGTGGACAGCGTCAGCCCCAACTACTGCTGGCGGCGTAACGGCTTCTGGAACTGCACCAATTACTAACACAGGAACTCCAACTGTTGTGAGCGGCGGTACAGGCTACACAGTTGGCAATGTTTTAACTATTGTTGGAGGCACACCAAGTAGCGTCGCTGGAACATTAACTGTAACTGCTGTTTCTGCTGGTGTGATTACTGCGGCAACCTACACCAGCTTTGCTACGTACTCAGCTTATGCACCGAACCCTGTTTCAGTAACAGGCGGTAGTGGGTCAGGCGCTACTTTCAATATGACTTGGGGCGTTGCAAATGCCTTTGTTATCACTACCGCAGGCAGTGGCTATGTTGAACAACCAACAATTACTTTGTCTGGTGGTGGTGGAGCTAGTGCGGCGGCTTATGCAGGTGTTGGTTCAAGCACAATTATTCGAAGCTTGGCTGGCGGTTCATCAACTTCATTAGATTTTTATACGCCAGCAAGTATTACATCAAATATTCCAGTATTAAGGTTAAGAGATAGTTTCGGTGGAGATTCATATCCGCAAGTATCATCTCATTCTGGGTATGGCCAAATCGTTGCTCAAGGCGGTACTAATGCAATTTTAAAAGTTGGTTCAAACGGTACAGGCTCTTTGTATTTAAATACAAATGGCTTAAACGAAACCAACCAAATGCGTGTTAGCCACACAGCATCCGCTGTTAACTATGTACAAGTAACGGGGGCGGCTACTACTGGAACTCCTACAATTAGCGCACAAGGTAGCGACACAAACATAAACCTTAACTTAAACTCAAAAGGAACTGGTAGCGTTCTTTTACAAGTTAACGGAACTAACGCTTTTCAAGTCTCTGGTTCTGGAACTCTTGCAAACAGATTACAAGCAACTGGTGTAACTGCTGGAAATATGCCCTCACTTGCTGCTGTTGGCACAGACACAGACATTGACCTAACCCTAACACCAAAGGGAACAGGTAACGTCAGGTTTGGTACATATACAGGCACAATCCTGACACCCACAGGGTATGTAGAAATCAAAGATTCAGGCGGCACAATTCGCCGTTTGTTGGTAGGTTAAAGGAAAAAAACATGGCACTCATCAAATCAATCATGACCGACTACGGCGTTCCAGCTTCATACTGGAACATCGGGGCAGTTCAAGAAGACTTCAAAGGCCAAGGCACAGAAGTGACCTTTTACGGCTACGCATCCAAGGAAGCCCGTGATGCTGGAAAACAACCTTTGAGTGCTGGCAAAGTACAAATTGCTGGTGACGAGTATGTGACTGGCGCAGAGCGTGCCGCCTTATACGCCATCATCAAGCAAAAGCCCGAGTTTGAAGGCGCGGAGGACGCTTAATGTTTGGATATGGGGCATTTGCTGAATTACCGTTTGCTACGGTTGAAAGCACAATTACCCCTGTCCCACCAGAAATATTACTTGGTGGACATTTTGGATTTGATGAGCGTGATAAGCGCTGGGAACAAGAAAAAAAGCTAGAAGCCCAGCGCAAAAAAAAGCTACATGAGGCCATTTTTGGTCTACCGCCTGAAGTCAGGGAGGAAATAACCTCCGCACCAGAGCAGACCATAGACATTGCGGCTAGAAACACAATTGATTATGATGCGCTTATGCAGCGGGTAAGAGAACTTGACAAACGCATCAAGTTTGAACGCGATGAGCAAGATATTTCACGATTATTGGAGTTCCTTTGAAACGCACGTGGGTTTATCCATCAGACGGTAGCGAGGCTTATGAAGTCACGCCAGACCGCTATTTCAACGGCCCGATCACCTCAGTTCGTGGCGACATTGAGCCATTTCGGTCACCAGATGGGGTAATGATTGAGGGCCGTAAGCAATGGCGAGAACACCTTAAGCGCACCGATTCAATCGAGATGGGGCATTCAGATGTTAAGTATGCTCAAGCTGAATGGAATAAGAAGAAACAAGCGCACAATGACCGATTGCGTGGTCAGGTGGCTATGGTGCAAGAGTTTGACCGACCAGGCGCACCCATTGCCCCTGTTAAGATGTCTAATCTCAACGTAGAGATGGCAAACAGATTGCACAACCGTCCCATGCCCGAGCGCAAGGAGATGATCAAAATGACTTTGGAACAAATGAAAAGGATGAAGTGATGGAAAACGAAGTTGTCGCACCCGACACAGTAGAAACACCAGCACCCGAAACCCCAGCGGTAGAAGCGCCCCAAGCAGAGCCGCAAAGCAGAGCCGATACGATTCGTGAGGCACTGACCAAGACCCCAAACAACCGTGGCAAACACGCCGCCACCCAACCCCGAGAGGGCGGTAAATTCGCCCCTAAATTCCCCACAGCAGAGACCGAAGCGCCTCAGATGGCTGCAAAGCCTCGGGCCGAGATGCCCAAAAGCCTGCGTTTGGAGCTGAAAGAACATTGGGAAAAAGCGCCTGCTGAACTCCAGCAAGCCTTTGCCCAGCGGGATGCCGACTACGAAAAGGGCATCAGCCAGTACAAAACTCGGGACGCAGAGGCTCGGGCCATCACTGAGCAATTTGCGCCCTATGAGTGGATTTTGCGGAACGAGGGAAGCACCCCAGCGCAGGCGATCGGCCCATTGCTTCAGACTGCGGCGTTGTTACGCACAGGCACACCCCAGCAAAAGTCGCAGGCCGTGGCCCAGATGATTCAGCAATTCCAGATTCCATTGGATCAAGTGGCTGCTTACTTTGGCGGCGAAGCCCCACCACAGCAAGATTCACACTACAATCAATTAGCGCAACAAGTACAACAGCTCACGCAGCACATCACGCAGAGCCAGTATGAGGCGCAGAAACAGAATGAAAGCAGAGCACTCTCTGTAATCCAGCAGTTTGCGAGCGACCCCGCAAACACGCACTTTGAGGCAGTCCAAGACCGTATGCTGTCGCTTCTCCAAGCGCCGCAGGTACTAGGGGACACAAGTCATATGTCCGAGCGCGAGAAATTGCAACTGGCCTATGACACAGCAGTGAGGCTTGATCCCTCGATCTCGCAACAGTTATATGCTCAACAGCAACAGACTTTAGCGGCTCAGAATCAACTTCAAAAAGCAAAGCAAGCAGCCGTTCAGGTTCGCGGCGCACCAGGCGCGGCAATCAGCGGCTCAATCAGTCAGACAGACCGCCGAGCTGTTATCGCAAATGCGTTACGGCAGGCAAATTTTTAAAGGAGTAAATCATGGCATACGCCAATAGTAATTACTCAGACGTTTTAGCAACCACCATTGAATCACGTTCAGGCATCGTTGCCGATAACGTGACCAAAAACAATGCTTTGCTGACACGCCTGCGCGAGAAAGGCCGTTACAAGCCTTTCACAGGTGGTTCGACCATTCTGCAAGAATTGTCATTCCAAGCAAACTCAACCGCCATGTACTACTCTGGCGCTGAAGTGTTGAACATCTCCCCAGCGGATGTGATCAGCGCGGCTCAGTTCCCGATTAAACAGGCAGCGGTTGCAGTGACCATCAACGGTTTGGAAATGTTGCAAAACAGCGGCGAAGAACAGATCATCGACTTGTTCGATGCACGTTTGGACGTAGCTGAAGCATCAATCGAAAACTTGATCTCCACTGGTATCTACTCAGACGGTACTGGCAACAACGGCAAGCAAATCACTGGTTTGCAGGCTATGGTTGTCGCGTCCCCCTCCACTGGTGTGGTTGGTGGTATTGACCGTGCCACTTGGTCATTCTGGCAAAACCAGACTTTCGACTTCTCTAGCGATTTGGGTGTTTCTGCATCCAGCTCCAACATTCAAACTGGTTTCAACCGTTTGTATGCAAAGACAAGTCGCGGCTCTGATGTTGTCGATTTGATCTTGTTGGATAACAACCTGTGGGGCTTCTTCATGTCCTCACTGCAAAACATTCAACGTTTCCCTGGCTCTAGCAAAATGGCTGAACTCGGCTTTGTTGCTTCCAAGTACATGAATGCTGACGTTGTTCTTGACGGTGGTATTGGCGGTAATATTCCGACATCTACTGGCTATTTCTTGAACACGAAATACATTTTCTTCCGTCCTCACGCTAATCGGAACTTCGTTCCTATCGGTGATGAGCGTATG